TCCGGCGGTGGCAAGTGAAAGCCCTTATCCTCACTCTCTACGCCCTGGCCATGCTATGTGAGGTCTCGGTGCTCACGCCTGGGCTGGTGGCGCTGGTGGACGATATGCAGGGCAGGCAGGCGGTAATCGCCCAAGTCTTTGCAGAATGGGGAAGGTAATGTATAGCGATGGCTGGGCCGCCATCCACCAGGGCAATGCGCTCGACGTGCTGGCGCAAATGCCAATGGAGAGCGTGGACCTAGTTTGCACTAGCCCTCCATACTGGGGCCTCAGAAAGTATAGCGGCTCCCAGGACTTAGTGTGGGACGCTGCCGAAGGTTGTGAGCATGTGTGGGGGGAGGAACAAATCTTAGTAGCTTCTGGGGGAACGGCAAGCAAGAAAGTGCATACTCACGGGACAGATAATTTCCAGAAGTTTACCGCTTCTCAAGGTCAATTCTGCCAGCGTTGTCATGCCTGGCGCGGTGCGTACGGCCTCGAGCCCACGCCGGATTGCGGAAATGCGGCTAGTAAGGAATCTGTTCTTAGGGAGGATTTGACATTGGCAGAGAGGCATTATGTCCTTTCAGAATTAGAGCGGCTTGGTCTGCTTTAGGGCGAGCAGCATGACGACAGCAGCTAGACCCACAAATAGGACATGCGAAAGTTTTGCGGCAAGAATCACAAAATCTTGTTCTAAATTTGGCAAAATAAGATTGACCGCAGATGTGACATTTCCGAGGTGTTGGTATCAGGATACCTTGAGGGCGTGGTTGACCTTGATGGCGGCGCTTATGACATTTGGCACAAAGCAAAAGGACATTACTAGGAATGTAACGAAGTTCTGGAAATTCAGTCCAAGATTTGATATGGTGGACATGGAAGGTAATAGAATGCCCCATACCATTAGTTATACCGCAATCCTGACAACGGTATTTTTCTCGTTCTTGGATAGACTTGATAAAGTTTCGGTATTCCTTCGTGACATTCAATCGTTGGCGTTCCGTAGTGCCCCGCTTTTTACGTCCTTCTTTTTGCGCACAACTGCGGCAATGGCTTTGCCCTTTACTAATGGGTTTGCCACAGGAGATACACTTCCAAAGGTGAGCCTGATAATCCCTCCACCTAACTTTACTTGCGCAACCTTGACATCTATCCGACCCAATCGGCCAGATAGCTTTACCACAATCAATACAAATCTTTGCGCCGCAGCACTCACAGGTTCTCATTATGACTCATTATAGCATATCTACGGATAAAATTCCAGAGCACTTGAGAAGGTATTTCCGTCCAAAGGCTTGCGGACAGTGTTATGTATGTCATTCGGTAAGTTTTCTGCGGGCTATCAGGCGGGTGCTGAAGCCCACAGGGGTCGTGTGGTGGAACATTTCAGACTCCTATGCAGGTAGTTGGGGCACTATGTCTCACGATTTGGAAGGTAAGGCTAAAAGAGCAGGCACTAATCAGAGGCCGCCGACATCTTTTCCTCAAGATGGTCTCAAGCCCCTCGACCTCTGCCTCATACCGCAGCGAGTGGCGATGGCGGCGCAGGTGGACGGCTGGTGGGTGAGGTCTATTGTCGTGTGGAATAAGCCCAATCCCATGCCTGAGTCGGTAAGCGGCTGGCGGTGGGAGAAGCATAGGGTGAAGGTGAAAGCTAGGGGTAAAGGTAAGAGTCTCAGAGAGATAGAGTTAGGAGTGCAAGATAGAAATGGGGGACAATCGGTTGACCCTGCAATTTGGCAGGATTGCCCTGGCTGCCTGCGCTGTGCCCCCCATGACGGCCTGGTGCTGCGCAAGGGAAGCTGGAGACCGACCGAGAGCCACGAATACATCATCATGCTCACCAAGAGCGCCAGCTACTACGGGGACGGGGAGGACGTGAGAGTGGCACATACGGATATTTCTCTTGCACGTGCTGAGTATGAGAACCGCCGTCAAAGTAACACTGGTGTTAAATCTATGGAATATGGGATGCCTGCTAATATCGTTAAACTTAATCCTGCTGGTCGCAATCTTCGCTCTGTGTGGACGTTCCCCACGCAAGGTTTTGACCTGGAGATGTGCCAGTCCTGCAAGCACATCTACAACCGCCGTCAGTTCGCCCGCCTCGGTTCCCGCGCTGATAGCCGCAAGTGCCGTTGCGCTGAGGGCAATAAGGACTACACCCCCGATTGGCAGCCTATCCAGATTGAAGGCGAGGCTGAGGTATGCGGTAGCGACATGGATATCTCTGAGGAAGGGCAGCAATGCCAACTATGCGGAGCGATATACACGGCGGTTGAGTTTGAGACATTGCCCCAGGCGAAAGTGAAGATTTGCCTCTGTGGGGAGTCTGTGTGGGTGAGCCACTTCGCCACATTTCCAAAGGAGCTGCCAACCAAGTGCATCCTGGCCAGCACTTCCGAGAAGGGCTGCTGCCCAAAGTGCGGCGCACCGTGGGCAAGGGTGATTGAGCACAAGAACATGGTCATAGACCGTAGCAACCACGCTGCTGAATCAGGTATCAGGATAATGAGCTCGGGAACTATGGTTGAACCTGCGGAGACTAAAACCCTCTCTTGGCGTCCTACGTGTCAATGTGGGGAGAAGCCCGTGCCCGCCGTTGTCCTTGACCCCTTCGCCGGCAGCTTTACAACCTGCGTTGTAGCCAAGTCGCTAGGCAGGCGGTCAATTGGGATAGAATTATCAGAGGATTATTGTGCTATCGGCGTGAAGCGGGTGAGTGAAGTCAGCTTGCCGATGGGGGTATAGGATGCTAATTTACATAACAGGGCTTATTGGAGTGTGGATTCTGAGTGACGGACTTTATTCCATAGCACTTTACCTAAACAGTCCTAGTTTCCGTCCTGGCGAAAAACAAAGTTGGCGAAAAGACCATGCGATTAGATTGATTCGAATCGCCTGTGGCATTGCCTTAATAGGGATAGGATGGTTTAATAATGCCTAACGCATATTCCCATACCATCAAGATAGAAGAAGTGGCCGAGACAGAGGGGGAGTGCCTAGGGTGCCATGAACAGGCTCTCCTGGGCAACGGGCTGTGCTCAGTTTGCTTTGACAAGAGAATAGATAGGGAGCAGCAGCATGGCTACCTCTGGGGGCACAGGGTTGAAAAGAACCATAAACAGGAGGAATGCAAATGATAGAGCAAAGCGAAAGTGAGGGGGAATGAAAGAAGTTGCCCCCAGTTCGTTGCGCAGTCAGGAGGCTATATTTTCCTCTATCTGTTCGCAATCCCCTGGGGGCGAGGAGTCAGCAAAAAGGTTATCTATTTAAGGTCTTAGGATGATAAAGGTATTCTATCACTCCATGCAGGAATTGTCAATCCTTCTCCTGCATAAAGTCCAGGAGTAAGAGGATACGGGAATAACGATAAATCCAGAGTGGGCTATCGGGGGTTTTATTGCCCGGATAGTGACTAGACCTGGCCTCGGAAATCCAGAGTTTAGCAGTCGCTACGGTTACAGGACGTGCCCCTTCTGTGGGGGTGAAAAGATTGCGAATGTCTGCGAATCTCTGGAACCACATCAGGTTCCACTCTTTACTCCCCACCGCTATCCCAGGGAATTTATCAGGATATTGTGCTGCAAACAGGTGCAAGCACATATCAATCGCTAACCAGTCACTAGCCTCTTGAACTGTAGCGGGTGCCATGTCCTCGGCATGGGCTACTCTGCCAAAATTAAAGCCTATGACTGCTCCGGCTACAGCAGCCGCTAGTAGCAGGGCTATCAAGAGCCAGAGGGGGCGCTTGGGAGAGTCAAACCATCTGTTCAGGCGAAGACCTCGTTAACAAAATAGGTCTGACTGGGAATATCGGCGACCTTGAAAGTCAAGTCCGTCTGAGGCTCCAATAACACTTCCCCATCGGAACAGAGCAACAGGATAAAACTATGAGTCTGTGACCAGGCTTCGACTGCGCAATTCAAGCCATAGTGAAGTGAAAGGTGAGCCTTGAAGATTGTCGAGAACTTGTCACAGTCCCGCTGTTGGGCGATATAGGATAATAGGTTACTCCAATCCCGTTGAACTATCTCAAATGCTTTAGCCTTTGTTGGCAGGAAATAGGTATCATCCCGCATGCGATGCATTGTAGCCACAGGGAATAAGATACGCAGCCTGGCATTTATTTCAACCGCAGAGACGGTAATAGTCTGGACTGCCCTCACTTTCATATAATCGCTGATAATAGAGGCAAGCTCATACCAGGCCTCAGCCGATGGTTCTATACCCGCTAGGATTTGCACCAGCTTTTCAGGAGGGGTAAAAGTATCTGGCTCTTGAAGCTCTGAGATGGTGGTATTAGCCACTTTGAGGGCTTCTTTTAAGCTATCAATGGTGCCTTGTAACCCAGTAATCATTGTGTCCCGAAGCTGGATTTGACGCCGATACCCTGCTAGTTCTGCAAAGACATTCTGTAGCCAGTTCATTATTTCCCCTTTGTGGTTGCTGCCGAATGAAAGAGCCAACCAGCAGCTACAGCTAAAATGGCTTTGACTTCGCCGTCTATGCCGCTGAATAATAGCCCTAGACAGCCTAGCAGTAAGATAGCTGGCAGCACAAATTCTATCAACAGGAGCCTTGTTTCACCGTTTAGTATACTTTTTAACATTTCTCTACTCCAATCCTAGCCGTTTGGCTAAAAAGGCTTTGAGTTTTGGGAGTGTATCCGCCGCAGCCAAAAGTGCTTTTTCGAGAAGGGCTTCGTAGATTTTGTCTTCTGTCATGTTTCACCTCTCAATTCTACCAGGTCAAAGGCAGCACAAAAACAGGCTGGGCATCGTTTAGTGCCCAGAGCCACAAGCCGATCACATCGCTGGCAGCACTTCACGGTCATTACCTCGTTATCCCAGGGAGTTTCAGGTGAAAGAAATCCACTCGTATCTCTTTTGAAGCTGCATCAAGGGTTTCTGTCTGAATGCCGAACGTCAAAGCATTAGCGGGGAGGGTAAGCGTGACGGTTCCTTTGAGCACATCATCTATGTAGAACTCGAAACCACCTGCTATTCGTTTGATTTTGAGTTTGTAGAAAGTCATAAGAACTGGTGCTATATTCGTTGCCGTCCGTGTCTCAGCAGCCCCAGAACCAGTGCACATCATCCAGAAAGCATCTGTTGCAGAGTTAAACTCGAAACCAGCTTTATGTTGGTTAGTTGTTGCGGCAGAAATGTCATCTATGGCACCGAAGAAAAACTTGACAGCTGTTACAAGGGGGGCATAGATAATGAACGTCTTCTCCCACAAATCAGCAGCGCGAAGCAAGTCTTTATTGGTAGCCCCATGGAAAAGATATGCCCTATTATTTGGAACAGCTGTCGTTGATATGCCAAATATTCCTGGGTGGTTGGCAAAACTGGGGTATTGTGTTGCGCTTATCCCCACAAATTGCCAGGAAAGTGCACCCACCGTTCCGGTTGTCAGAGAGCCGGTGATAAAATCATCAGAGATATCCAGTCGGCTTTCCGGCAACATAGCAACGGCATTTACATCTGCCGCCAGTATCTGGTCACCTGTTGCAATAGCCATGCATCCCTCCTATGGGGTTGACAGGCTGAGGGTATAATCAATCGTGATATCGTATGCCCCCAGACTATTATCAAAATCAGTAATCCATCTTGACCAAAGAGTACCGCTATCAGCACCGGCGCCAGCATCATGGCCAAATATGCCAGCCTCTTTGAGGTAAAAAGTGCTTTGCGCTGCCGTGAAGAAGGTAGAAAGTATGACATCAGTATCGCCCACATTGACCGGCCCTTTGAGTGTGATGGCCTTGCGTGATTGCTCCGAGCCAAGGACCGTATCCCCGATTACCGGAGCGGTATTGTCATTGCCCAAAGCGCAATAGGTAAAGCCGTTGGTATAGCCACCATCATTTATCAGGTAATGCAAGAGCCAAGTCAAGCCCACTGTGACTATGAGATTATGACCCTCTTGGATGATGGTTTCATCGGTCACGATATGCCTAGCAGTCAAGCGCCAATGCCCTTTGACTTTGAGATATTCAGTCTGGCAGGGTATTCGATTCAGCAATGACGATGCTATCAACAATTTATCCACCGTATTATCCAAAATCGATATCTTTGTTCAGGCATAAGTTGCGAAATCCCATCTTGATTCTGCCAAGTCCCAATGATAATCCTCTGTAGTGTGTTCTGACCTAGCAGCTACCTCTGCTAACTCCAAAATTTCTGCTTGCTGGAGCAATACCAGCAGAAGACTATCTCCAATCTTGATAGTCTTATCTTGCCGTGTAAGAATATTGCTGAAAAATTTTGCCCAACTTCCCATCGCGGGCCCAGTAATGCACGATATATCATAGATAATATCTTCCCCATCGGCAGTAACGGTAACGGATTCTATCAGCATTTCATGGGCAGCAAGGCCAAAGGGAGTGAACGATACTTGCTGCAACTGGCCCGGATGTAACCCCCAATCCTGAGTCTGATAGGTAAGTTTCTCAGCCTCCTGGCAATAGGTAGCCAGTTTTGCCTTTGCCGATTCAACTGCGGCATCTCCCGATTCTAGTTGCGCCTCCGTTGCTACATCCTCCACAATACCAGTTCCCCCCTCAATATCTTGCCGTAGTATCACTTCTGCGGAGTCGCTAACCAACGCAATCACGGGATATTGCCCATAGTAGTCCACTTGGACATCAACACCAGCACCCGGGGCCGCCGTTGCAACAATAGTATTATCCCCCTTACTCCAGTAGTAAGCCATACCTGTATCTATTCCCTTAATTCCTATGGTCTGCACACCGCCAGGAGTTAGAGTTATTACTGGCACTAAAGCCACAGGATAGCCTAGAGCAAAGCTCTTGACTACAGCATCCCCGGTGAAATGTTGTGTCTGAAGAGATGTCACCCCCAGCCCGCCTTTAATCCACTGGCGATTGCGATACATCGAGTTGCCCGTGCTGACGTGCATACTTCCCTTGATAGGCCGATGTGTCAGCATGTCCAGATTCCAGGGTGCTGCATAGGTGGCTCGGTCAATGAAAAACAGCCTCAAACCTTCGTCAATGAACCAGGTAAAACCTGATAGTTCCTTCAGAGCGTCGAAAGCTTCGGACACCCGAACGTAATTGAAGATTGCAGATTCAATCGTTGGGCCTGTTTGGATTGCCCCGATGGTAATCCCTTCGGCGGTTAGGTAATCATTGAAAATATCGGTTACTATAAAACCCAATGTCTGGTTAGCGTAACTTTTCACCACTCTGCGCTTATCGGCTAGATAGTGATTGTCCATACAGGTAATATCATGCCGCAGTAACGGTTCTTTTGGTGCAATCCTGCTAGTCCCAGGCGTGTCAATGAATCCACCAAAAAGAGGATGGATAAATGGTGGAACTGCTATACCCTCGAAAATATCAAGGGGCTTGCCTCTAGGGAGAGTAGTTTGGCAAAAACGAAAGTCACGAACTAACTCCAGCTGTCTCTGAGTGAAAGCGGAATGAGCCAAAAGCATTTCGTCCAGCAGTCCGTCAAAATACAATGCTGGGGTGAGCACATCATCAACACCAAAATATAGGTCTCCAATGCTATCAAGCGCCTGTGTGCAGGCAACGGCAGCACCCGGTACGGCATTCACCCATGCTGTGATTTCGGCACCATCATAGGTCGCTGCCACAAAATTCCAGGCCCCTGCCACTATGCCAGTTTTAACGGCTTGCTGAAAGCCCACGCCACCAGTATAGACTCGGAAATAAAGTATGCCCGCCGAATCAAAGAATAAAATCCAACCCCCAGCTTGAAATGTCTTATGTGCTAATATCCCAGGCCAGTCTGTCAGCGCATCGGGGTTTATCCACCCACAAATTGTCATAGTGGTTGTCGGCAGACGGCTAGCCAACACTTTTCGCCCGTATTGCGTTGTTCCATTCAGTCGGATTGCATCGTTACGCATACCTGCTTCCCAAGTGGGAGCATTGTAGAGCGTTAGGTCATTACCACCATCCCAATCATATAGAATTGTTCCCCCGCCTTCGTCACAGCGCCAGCCCAATATGAGACTAGGCAAAATGCCCGCCTCATCCACGATGACAAATGAAGCTGTGCTGCGTTCCTCAATGCGTTCTTCAATGCTGAAACTTCCCCTCTGGGTTTCAACATCAACGCCACCAATGTAAGTTCTGATTACCACTAGATGCGAACTCCCGTTTTAAGTCTGATTTTGTCCACAAGTGCCTGAGCAATTTGGTTTATATCTGAGTCACGGCGGACATTAAAATCATTGCCTGTAATGGTTATGCTGATTCCACCACCACCAACACGTTCCGGCCCGGCCTCACCAGCAATGGCATAAGGCTGCTTGGACCTCAAACCATAGAGCAGTGTCGGCTCGGTTATCATGCCGCCATGTTGCCACTCCTCAAGCCTAGGGGAAAGCCGTGAGACATAAGGCGAGGGAGTGGTTACTATGCCCGTCTCAGAGATTGTAGCCTGCTCACCTGCCAACCGTCGTAAGGTGGCGGCGAGTTTGGCATTCTCAGCCTCTATAAACGCATCACGGTCGCTAGCAATACGGGCTAAATCGTCTGTCAGAGCGGTATCAAGGGCTGTACTTTCACTGGTGAGTCTAGTCTCTAAAGCCGTCCACGCAGCATTCGCTGCGTCAATATCAGCATCTTGGAGCGTTTTGATACGTGTAAGTTCCTCAGTCAAAGCCAGGTCAAGAGCGGTTTTCTTGTCTTTAGTTGCCTGTTCTGCTACTTTTCGTTTGGCTGCCTCGGCTTGTTTGGTAGCTTCAAGTGCCTCCTGTAAGGAATCCTTTTCTGCATTTGCCGATTCTCTTGTGGTGGTGATTTTTGCCTGTAGCCCTTCCTTTTCCACCGCCCTGGTATCAAGCAATCTCTGACGGATAATACCTGCTAGGAATTCTGTTAATTTCTCCTGCGCCTCTTTATGCGCTTTATAGCCCTTGGCCTCCTCAACGGCTGTCTCTAGTTCTGTCGTCCTCTTTGCCCATTCTATTTCACGGAGTGCTATGTCTTCCGCCTTTGTGCGTTTGTCAATGGCATCTATTTCAGCCTGGTATTTAGCAATCACTTTCTGAGTGCCAGCATCAAGAATTTTTACTTTTGCCCTGTATTCCTTATCTAGCAAATCTATTTTTTCATTGTAAGCAGCTCTAGTCGCCTGCATTTCCTCATTTAGAGAATCCGTCGCTGCTGAAGTCCTATCCCTGGCTAACTGCGCCATTGATTTGGTTGCATCTCTATCGGCACCATAGAGTTCATAAATATAATCTAACTGCTTGTCATGGGCGATTTTAGCATCATCAATTTTCTTGTCATTCTCGCCTTTGTAATAGTCATAGGTCTGCTTGGCAAAGGCCATCTTAGACTGACGTTGCTGGTCATCCATCCCATATTCTTCTTTGATTCGGGCGATTTCTTCTTCATGGGCTTTTTTGAGTGCAACACGTTCCTTATCTATGGATTCTAGCCTATCATTTAAGCGTTTCTTATTTTCAGCCTTCAGGGCGGTAGTGGTGTCTTGTGCCCCTTTGGTGATAGTGGTATCGGCAATTTTCGATTCTATCACCATTGCAACAAGGCCAGCCGTGAGCAAACTTATGCCGGCAATCAATAGCGCGATAGGACCGCCGATTGCAGCCATAGCCGTTAGAATCATTGGTAGCATGAGGAGAATAGGGCCTAATACGGCAGCCATCCCCCCTAGCACAGCCGTAAGGATTACAATCTGCCTGGCAAGCTCGGGATTTTCCTTTATCCACGCCCGCACATCTTCTATCACGCTCTTTAGGCTATCAATAAGCCCCTGGAGTATAGGTAGCGCAAGAGTGCCTATGTCCTCCATAAAATCACTCATTAGATTCTTCAGTTGCGTCACCGGATTGACCGCCGCCGCCGCCGCTCCCCCGAATCGCTCTTGCATAGTAGCTAGGATTTGGGTAGCCGTAGCACCCTCTGCCACAATAATTCCATATCGTTTGAGCAATTGTGTGTCACCGAGGGCTGCTCTGCCTACTAGTAAAGCTGCCGAGGATAAATCCATCTGTTTAGCGGTTGCCATATCTGTTGCAAGTTGTAGCAATTCCAGAGAACCTTGATATTCTCCAGTGATAGAGATTAGTTGATTCAGCGCATCCCGCTGCTCCTCATCGGCGTAGTTGGTTTTGCGTTGCATGGTAGTTATGTTAGCTTCCAGTTCCGCCCGCACATCGGCATAGTTCACGCCGACATTTTTGAGGGTATTAGCAAGGCGCTGTATCCCGACTTCCTGCTCTATGGCTGATTTGGTAGCTAGTCCTAGAGCGGCCATAGTAGCAGCACCGAAGGCCGTCATGGCAGTGCCAGCGACCTTCATCTGCGCCTTGATATTATCAGTGGCCTTCTTCATGCCAGCATCAAGCTCGGTAGAATCTACTCCGAGCTTGAGTAAAGCATCACCGATTTTAATTGCCAATCTTGTTCACCTTTATGCCAGCTTTGCGAAATAACACTAGGTCAGGAACCATGTTGTTAGGTGGGCTTGGAGATTCCGACCTTGCTTCCTTGATTGCCTCCACCTCCCGCTCCTTGCGTTCTACAAGTTTTTCCACCATCAAGTTAAATAATTCGTCACTCCAATTATTTACAATGTGGTCTGGGGGCAGGTGCCACTCGACTAACAGAAACTCAAAAGCTTCGCCTATCGTGACAGCCTTTTCATTGCCCCCGCCATGCTTCGTGCCAAAGGGAAGGCCACCTCCAATATCTGCTCAAAGGCTTTGGCTATTTCAGCTTCTGTGGCCTCCCCTTCTATTGTCTCCCTATCCAGGGCTTTGGCATAGAGAAACACCAGGTCTAGCACCTGGTCAGGCATGGCTTGCAGCAGGGCATTTAGCGCACCCTCAAATTTGTCCGGCGTATCCGTTGTGATGTTAACATACTGGGGCAGCATCCCCAGCATAGTAGCCAGTTTATGCCGCCATACCCGCGAGTCTCTTATCACCAGGGGCTTCGCCTCATATTCCTTGCCACCCAAGATAAGCACAAGCGGCTCCTGGGTTATCTTCTGTTCCTCAGTTCTCATCTCATTGTCTACCTTTCTCGTTTAGGCATCGGTAATTACGACCACATCGGCACCGGACACACCCTGATAGGCTTTGAAAGCCACCGGGATGATTGTCTTGCTCCCCTTTTTGTAGGCCATGCCCACTGTGCCAACTGGGTGAGCATAAGGGATATAAACCGTGCGGTGTAACCCAGCCGGGGAGACACCATAGAATCTGAGCGCCATATCCCTGATTGCACCAGCACCGAGGTCTACAATCCCAGCGCCACCTGTCAGAGCACCGGCCATTGCATTCTCAAGATTGGCTAGAAGATTCTCTGCCAGGTTACAGGTCACCTGAAATGTCTCTTTGGTGATTGCCCGGTTGATGGGAAACGTTTCCTCCTCGACTTCGATATCGGAAATATCAGCACTATACTCAAGGGTCACGCCATCTTCGGTATAGCCAAACTCGGTTGTGACACTAGCCGGGGCCGTGCCTGGTGTGGTGTGATAAAAGAGCGTGCCTGTCCCCACAAGAACATTTGCTACAACTGTCGCCATGTTTTATCCTCCTATTGCGATACTCTAACTGCCAGATAAAAGTCATCAGCCTGCCCACCACCTGCCGGGTCAAACTCGACCTGACCAGCGGAATTGTTCCATAGGTGAGGCTTGAAGGGCCCGATGATTGATGTTTTATTGGTTCCTGGCGTTACTACAAGCGTTTCAGTTCTGCCATATTTATTTGCAACCGCCGTGAACGTGAGAGCAGCCGGGGCAGCACCTCCTACAACCGCCAAAACTGTCTTGCCATCATTCGGCATAAGGAACTGGTCTGCACCTGCGGCGGTTCCGGCCTTTGCAGCAGCATTACCAGCAACGTCCAGGATACCCGTTTTGACTGCATTTACTACCGTCATAACCTGGTCAGCCATAATTTACCTCCTTAACTCGGTTTATCTACTCTTACGGCCACGAATTTGATATCGACTTCGGCTGCCTGACTTGGAATAAATCTAATTCTGCCATCACTCGTATTCCAGAGTGTAGGTAGAAACGGCCCCATAAGACCAGTTTTTAGTGCAGCTACCACTGGAGCAAGAGTCTCAGTTCGTCCATCTTCATCTAGGACGGCTTGGAAAGTTTGCGTTGAGGTCTTGACAGCGTCTACATTGCTAACAATCAAAACCGTTTTTCCATCATTAGCAAATTCAACCCCGTCCGCATAGGTAACATTGTCCCATGACACTGCTGCTGTTACCAAATCCAGCAATGCTGCCGGTCCCGCCTTTGTTGCCTCAATTACTGTCAACAGTTGCCATGCCATAATTGCCTCCTTAGCTTAGTGTGATTTGGAAAAAGGCTATTACTCTAAAGTATTTCGGTATGTCCGCATCTTCTAAATCCTGTCCTTGCACCTCCTCAATAGCGCATGCAATCCTGTTTGCTCCTACAGCCACCTCTTGTATTTGAAAAGCATCATACAAAGCTCTATAGACCTGCCTAGCCACTATCGGAGTGGATGCCCAGCAGTCAAATTGGACACTGGGGGAAGGCAAGTCGGGAATATGGGGATTGACCGTGCCCCCACGGGTGAAAAACCCTAGTGCGCCTTGACCTGCAGGCCATATGCAATTCTCTGGCAGCCTGGGGCAGTAAATACGAGTGCCCACCAGTGCCACAAGCGCTGCCGTTGCCCCGCCGCCGGAGGCCAGATAAGTCCTGAGAATGGCATTGGTATCTATCATTTCAAGTGTTCCTTAATCTTCTGGCCGAACTTTTCTTGTGTAAAATTGCGGTCTAAGGCAGGACGGAAGTAACTTCTTGCAGGCATACGGGAGGTGCCTACCTCCAGATAGCCACCATAGCCTGAAGTGCTGTAGACAGCCCCTTCTAAGGCTTTTGTTGCAATCTCACCACCCGGTCCCGTCTCGTATTTTATTGACCTCATATTGTTGCCCGTCTTTTTGGGGCTATCCCGAATGGCATCATTACCTATCGCTACTACCGTATCCCGCATGGCAAGTTTAGCTGCATTCTGGACAGCCTCTTTAACCTCTTTGTCATAGAGCGTCAAGGTGACAGATGCTTCTATTTTCACTTTACAGTCCTCAGAAGAACTTCCCTGTGATGTCCGGTCACACTATCCTGCCTCGGAATAACCGATAGAATCTCATAGAGCACCGTCCCGATTGTCACCCTGTCCTGTTCCGTTATATCCACCTCCCCAAGAAATAGTACCAGGTCTGCCAATACCACCTCAGCGCCAATTTTCACCTCTCTATTTGTAGGCGTTGACCATCGGCATGGTTCATCCACCAGATAATTATTCCACGTCTTGACAGGCGTTCCATAGGCATCGGCAGCCCCCGCTGCAAATCGCTGTGTTGTGCATGTGTTAATCAGGAGAGATGCGTATGTCATGCGTCAATATCTCCTGTGCCAAGCAAATCCATTTGGCTTATCTCAAACGCTGGCTGTGAGGCCGCCTGCTCCTCATAGTTAGCCGCCAGGGACAGCATGTTGGTTACTTGTTTCTTCGTATAGGCGTAATCCCCTATCTTCTCGCTGTCTATTGCCCCTGAGAGTGCCGCCGCCCACGCTTTGAGAGCATAAGCGGCTGCCATCAATACCGAACCACCCAGAGTCAAGAACGCCTGAATCTGCGCATCGGTATAGTGATACGGCACTGTCGTATCCGCTATCAAGAGCCGGACTTGGTCAATATCACTCATATTTACTCCAGCCTACGGGTGGGAGAGGAAAGGGGTAAGCTCTCCCACCCCTCAGCTATCAGATTGTCCTACACGGCACTAAGTTGCCCATAGGTGGCTCTCCAGTCGAGCCGGTTGCAGCCAAACACATCCCTCACGCGGTAGAAAACGTTGTCGGTAGCGAAGTCGCCCTCCATTGGCCCTATCGGACCGCCGCCGATGTTGACCTTATCGCTGGCCTTCATGCAAATCTCTGGCCTTTCATGGCCGACTAGGTAATCGCACTCCAGAGCTGCAATGTCCGCCGGGTCAGCAAATAAGAACCAACTGAGATTGCTACCTCCTGCGAATATAGGTATGTACGGGTCAACGATAAGCTGCAATCCGTACTGGGGGATGACATTAGTCATCGGAAGTGCTGCAGAAGGCGCAAGGGCAGCCTGTGCCGTACCTGTTAACCACATCTTGGTTGCTGAGGTCAGAATTTGGCGAGCGGTGAACTCAAGTCCTGGGCCAACAACGAGGTATTTAGCCCTATTCATTATCGGCTCGCCGTTGGCATCGGTGAAGGCTGCCATTGCCTCACAGGTGTTTTCCAGGTTGGCAATGGTCAAGGAAAGCGCACCCACGTTGCCTTGAGCAGCAGTATACAAACCAGTGCCAGCAAGACAATCTCCCATGTAAACGCCGGTCACTAATCTGTGTTCAGTCCTTACGGCAGCACGGGCGAAACGTGTGGGTGTATCCTGAAGTGCACCGATGTCATCGTTTATCATGGCCTCCCAGGAGATGTCGAACTGTCGCCCATATTTCCTGACATATACAGGATAGCGGGTTTCATCTCTTTCAGAGGCGTGGTATTCGCCCTTCTCTGGCACTTCCTCAAGGTGCTGGTCTCCGCCCGTCATGGCGAAGCGATAGCCGCCTATCTGGGGGTAGATTCTCGGCACTGTGCCCGCCTTAGTGAACGCCTTCCACACCGGGTCAACCGCTTTATAGCTCGCCAGTACCTGCCTGTCCAGCACGTCGCCAAACAGATGGGGAAAGTCCGACGTAGTCAGTGCCTCACGGAGCATAAACTCATGCTTGTGAGGTGCGAAGCCCCGGGCGTTGGTAAGCAGGTCAATGGTCTCCCTCAGGCGTTTCTCATAACCTTCGGGTCTCTTTACTTCTGAGAGGGTGATAAAACCCTCCCAGCTTTCCATCAGTTTCAATAACTCAGCCATTTGGTTTTACCTCCTATTGATTTTCTTTAGCCTTTATTGCGGCTTCCTCAGCCGCCTTCTTTTTATCCTCGTAGTCTTCCATTGCCTTTTCTATTGCCAGGAAAGCGTTGCAAGCCTCTATCGCACCGTCGAACATATACAAGTCGGCCTGAGCTTTGTTGAAAGCTATCACAGCCAACTCTTTGCCTTTTTTGTACTGTCCTAACTGTGCTTCAAGTATTACCCTATTTATCACTTTCTCTCCTTTTTCGCCCTACCTAAACTGCTGAATCGTAGCAACGCACCCAGACGATGCCCTTGCTGACAATATCCGCTATCGGGATGCTGCCAACCTTAGTGCTTGCCGTAGCGCCGCTGGTCACATACCCGACCGATTCAGGATTGGCTGCCGCGATAAGTGCCGTGATGTTACCGGCAACCTGAGCAACATTGAGTCTCCACGCGTGCATGGATGCAGGTGGCCCCGCAAGTATGGCCTGATGCTGCCCAGCAAACACTACCCTGGCATCTGTTTGGGTTTGACCGGCATACACACCGCCTTCAAAGGGGACGATGATATGGCCAGCCTTCAGGATATTCTGAGCATCCACATTTATCCACGAGCCGAAGTTGTAAAGATGGCCAGTCGTGTTGGCATTGATATGCCCCTCATGGTAGCCGCTAAGACCCTCAGACGCACCTCCGTTGAGAGTAGCCTTCATGGATTTGCCATATCCGCCACTGACTACAACAGCGTTGAACATAGCAAGTTGGGAGTCCACTGTCGGGTCAAAGTGCACCTTAACCGGGATAACATCCGTCCCCGCCGCTATGGGGTACAGGGCGTAGCCGAACGGTATCTGTGTCGCGATGCTTCGTATCTTGCTCAGAACGCAAGTCGTCTTGTTGATGAAAATCTCATCACCAACCGCGACCGCACTGGCACCGGCATCATCGGTCGCTACCACTGACAACTGCCAAATACCCTCGGCGTCGATGGCAATAAGGTCTGTGTTAAGCACGGCACTTGTGAATGCCACGCCGACAATCTTGTCTCCCACTCGAACGGGGTCACCCTTATCTACTAAGTTATCGGTGTGCGAAGGGTGCGTTATTTGGCTCTCGCTGAAGGACAGGTGCCTTCCTTCATAGGTGGAGGATACTTCATCCCCCGCAATTCCCGGTGTATAAACTCCATATGGACACATTTATTTGTTACCTCCTAAATTTTAGTTTTTTATGTTACTGGGTCGTAGAACCAGTATGGGTACATCCAGTGGACCTTGACGGCTATGACTTCCGTCCGCACGCTGTCAATCGGCTGGAGTGCAAAGCCAAATATGGCGAAGGCACCCACCCAGTGGTCTGTTATCACCCCGTTGAAATCAATGAACAACACCTGACCAGGTATTATCGCGCCAAAATTGTTCAATCCAGTGTTGGTCACCTGTAGCCGCCAGATGCCCTCGGTATCAATCGGGATGACCTCATCAAAGGTGGGGCTCGTCCCTGTTTTTAGCGCCACGCCCACAGCATCAAACAGCGCCACAGGGTCACCCTTCCAGACATGACCACCAGCGTGAACAGGATAGGCCCCGATATTGTTTTCCTTGCACAGAATATGCCGCCCTGCTCCAGTAGAGGATACTTCCTCGCCTGCTACCCTGTGAGGGTCATAATATGGATTGGTGATGTCATTTGGCATCTTTCACCGCCTTCAACTGCGCCCGCAGTTCCTCTATTGCCTTCGCCATGTCGGAATGTAGACACTCCTGCACTAGACAGTCCGCTCCCTTCAACTGCTCACAGCCAATGGTCTTGCAGAATCGCAACTGCCTAGAATCAATTTTCATGGATTACCTCCCAGCAACAGCAATTTCTGCGCCTTTGTCGTCCAGCCCTAGCCGTTTGAACGACTCTTTGAGCGCCTTTCGGTCAGCTTCCACATCCAGCTGTGTTCCCCCCATGCCCTTGACCTTCCCCGATTCTTTCAGGGCGGCGATGTAATCGGTCTCTGCCTTGATTGCCTCGACAATGCCTTCGGCTTTCTCGGCTCCCTTGAACCTCTCGGCAATCCTCACCTTGGCGGCCTCCGGCAGTTCGGATTTGCTTATGGCTTCGTCTATCTGGGACTTGGCTTCGGCTATCCTCTGCGCCTTCTCTGCCTCGGTGATTTTCACCTTGAGGTCGTCCCGTTCTTTGGTCAGAGTTGCAATATCCCCGGTCAACTTGTCTACGGTTTCTTGTAATTCCACTGTCTTTTTTACCTCCCTCATTATTACGGCTTTGACCTCAGTCTCAATAGTTTTGACCAAGTCAGGACGCCGTTCCCTCAATATATCGAGGCTGATAATATCAATATCGTTTTCAGGATTTCCAGCCTCGTACATCTGCACCATGCCCCCAGCCCCAGCCTCAGTAACAAAATCGGCAGAACGCACACGGGTTATACGTTCGACTATATTTGCATCCTTACCCTCCGCCTTGCCCTTTGTACCTATGCCCGCCGCCCGAATGGATATCCCCATTTCGCTGAGTAAGCTCTTATCCCGTAGAGTAGCAAGTTTGGCCTGGAGCCACGGCTCAATGATAATTGCATCGCCAACTATGCCAACCCCTTCCTCAAACCGGACATTCTTCAGACTGGCAACCCACTGCCGGATCGAACCCTCCGGCCTCTTCTTTTCCTCCTCTTGTGTCTGGTGGTCAGCATACATTTTCACGCCCTCAAACAGCCCGAAGTCTCGTGCAAGTGTCTCTTTGGGGTAGTAATTGTTGTCCACTGGATTGCCAAATCCTGGCTTGATTATCACAACTTTGGCGATCCCCTGAGTGCCGATAGTGGCTTCAGAAAGCGAGGTATGGTTGAAAAGCATACTCCGATGTTCGGCCTCTTTGACCCACCGGGGAATGTCCTCGTCGACCACGTCCAGACTCCGGTAAGCTGCCCGAATCTTCCGCTTGACTGCCGCCATATCCGCTTGCGGTATCTCCACCTTCTGACCACGGAATCCACCAGGACTCAGAGCAGCCGCCGCCCGCCCCAACTGCGCCTTGGTAACTTTCTTCTCAGGGTCTTCCCATAGCCGTAACTTCCACTCAGAAGGTTTCTCAGCATCGGGCACATAGGCGAAGGCAGACGCTGGGAATTGCACACCGCCCTCAGTTTTCATGGTCGCCTGCTCTTTGAGCCAGATAAGCACTGAAGATAGTTCATCAGGCTCGGCCTTGTCCCCCTCAGCTACCACTTTCTGAACTCTGGGGTCATTGACCTTGCCTCGCCTTCCGGCTTCTTGGATTATCTCGGCATATTTGGCCTGTAAGGATTCCTTTGACATCTTGCCCTCCTGGGATTCCTTGACTACCCACTCTCCCTTTGTGTTTTTTTCATACTTGCCTTTCACGGCAGTAATCGCCGTCGCCGCTGCCTTACCTTCGTCTTTGTATTGTTCAAACGCCGTTTTCCATGCTGCCTGATATATTTCTTGAGCATGTTTGGGCATTTCCTTAACCCAGTCTGGCAAGCTATCTAGTGTCGGGTATGGCATGGTCACCTCCTGAAACAAAAAGAACCTGGAAACTTTTGCCTCCAGGTTCTTCCTTTGGGCTTGCTTATTTAGTTGTCTATCTAGTCCGGATAAGTCCTCTCAATAGCCGTCAGGGTTTTCTTGCCGCCTCTAACCTGCACCCTCACGCTCCCATATGTAAGATACTTCTCCCAAGCCACCTTGTCAAGTTCCTGCTTGAGTTCGGCATCCTCTTTTGGCTCTGGCATACTCATTTCACCGCCAACATCACCGGAGCAATGGCGCACGTATTCTCAAACCTCTTTAGTTTAGCAATCAGTTTAGGCATATTTATTAATTCATCTTCCCAAATCACAAGGCAATCAAAACAGGAGCTAGGGCGCAACGACAAGAAACATGTCCAGGTGGTCTCATATGCCCACTAGGGAAGGGTTGGTCAACTGGTATGATTCCCGCCGCTTCGTTTTCCATACAGATTTCACTCACCCTATCATCACCGACAGTTACCCATTCCTTCCCGTTCACCTCCATATCCTTCATGCGGTCAAGGCTAGCTGCCGATAAAGCATCATTGGTTTCAGTTTGTGCAATAACCTGAGACCGATATTTAGTCATGTCATCAAACTCTTTCCGTATGTCCCGCGCCAACCCAGGTATCCCCCGTTTCTCTTTGATGGCATCGCCGATAACCTTCGCCAACCTGTCCTTTGTCTCTGCGTCCATCTTAGTCACCAGCCGGGCAGCATGCTTGTTGGCATAGGCAATTGCCTGTCGGATCGGCGGACCCTCAAAGAATATCGGCCTATCAGTCAGTTTCGTGCGGCCCCAGCTTATCATCTGGGCGCTCCCTTTCAGATATGCTATCACCGCCCTAGCCGTGAGCTTTGCCTGGAGTGTGTCACGGAATGCCCCCAGTATCGGGTCAAGCATGTCGTCAAGGTCTACTTTCAAGTCTGACATTATATATCCTTCTCCGGCTCGCACGGTTTAGGGGGAATCTCGTCATGGTGGCAAATATGGTATTTTGCCCTGGGGGTATTTTCTGCTGGCAAAGGATAAGCTCTAGCTTTGAGCCATCGGATACCAGCTTTTACCTCATCCACCTTGCTTGCTAGTTCAGGAGACAAGGGTACCGGAAAAGCCATATCGAGATATATTCGAAGAAGTGCCATTTTACTTATACCTCCAGCACGTATTAAGCCGTATTCTCTCCAGTTCGCCAGGAGTTAAAGAACGGGCACATATCAGGGCTTTACTAAATTGCCCACTAGATGCCCTAGTTCCTGGCGCAGCAACAGGATTGTTGCCGATGCCCAGGGCTTGAACTTTATCGGTGCTGCCCAAGGCATGTCCTGTCGGCCCATATTCAACCATAGGGGTGGTTCTTGACCCGATGTAGACCCATATCTGGGTAGCGGTCTTCCGTAGGGCTATGAGATGGAATACCCCATCGTTTATTGCAATACCCGTAGCTACAGAGTTTTCAGCTCCACCACTGAGCACAGCACCCACTACAAAATTACTACCCGTTGCCTGATAAAAGGTAAACCCACTCCGGGGTGCTACCTCATTATCTTTTGAAATATAAATTGGATAATCCACCGCTAATTGTAGAGTCCGCACCCACAGCATGACGGTGAAATCGCCAGTGCCAAAGTTCAAACTGGGCGCATCGGCTACTGAAACCACATCATCGCTGCCATCGCATTTTATTGCCCACACGCCCGAAGGCAACTGTTGCCAGATAGCGCCAGTTATTGTGCCGTGATTACAATATCGGCTCCGGTCTAACCAGTAGAGTTTATTGGGCGAATACTTTACTGACCCGAAATCCAGCACCTTTGCTTTCCAGAGGCCAGTATCAGGTGAATTCAGTTCGTCAAGGTCATAATCAGCCACACCGAGAGCATGGCTATGCGATACTTCTAGCCTGTCTGTGGATGGCGTAACTATTGAGCTGTATTTCACCTTGTCTCCCTTATTTGGACGTTATTGCAGCCACACGATAAACAATCGCTCTGTTGGTAGTCCCTTTTTGGTTGTTGCAGACTACCCTCAGCCTGGTCAGAGCCTCCACGTCAATAGTCAAAACGAAATGCTCACCCTGAGTGTAGTAAGTACCGGCTGCCTGGGCATTGGTCAGGCCGCTCTCAAGCGTAACCGATTCAGTGCCCCCGCCGATATTTCTGGCTACGACATTAGCCCACTCTGAGAGAGCAAGGGTGGCATTTTTGAAAAAGACAATATCGCCTATTGCCGGAACCACGGCACCGCATTCAATTACGGTTGCCCCGATTGCCTCTGGATTATCACTCACCATAGCCGTCGGAACGGTGATGGCAGCCGTGAAAGCTGCCAGGCTTCGCCAGGTATCATTGCCCGTGGCCTTCTCACTGACTTGCACAACATATTCTGTGCCTTGCCCGACAGATGCTAAGGCATTGTCTTTGGCGTGGTCAATCAGGATAGTTACTCTCCGTTTTGCCGATACGTCCAATATGCTTGATAAGCTCTGCACATCGGCGGCAACTTCAGTGAGCGCCTTTAACTCTGTCTCTATAGTTTTGATTGGATACCAGGAGAATGCCATCGAAAAAGTCTGAGGGGTATCCTGATTGTCTACTGCCTTGAGTGGCGGTAGGACTGTGCGGAAAGTTGTATCTACCATGTTATGCCTCCTGTTTTACGTGCCTATAGTATAATGCCTCGATAGCGTTCCAATCAAGCGCCATGTCCAGCCGCCTGAAATAGTCAGCCATATCACGCTCTAGCCCTTTTTCGATATTTTCGTTTTGTGCGGGGCTGGCCGGTATCTTGGCTTCGAGAACGGCTATCAGACTGTCTAGCTCCATCAGCACCTGATTCCGGTTGTGTGTTTTGGCATCCATCAATTTCTATTTCACCTTTGCCTTTACAAGACTCGCATCGGAGCCTGACTAGGCCATGCTCCAATTCAATATAGCCTAGTCCACGGCATTTTGAGCACCTAGACTTTGTGACCGTTTCCACTAACTATCACCTCTCGAAATTCCCTCAATACCCGTGCCAACCGCACCTCCGGCATCCCGCTTTCTTTCTGTATCTGGTCAATCACGTCATTGCTATTAGATATT